TGCTGAACTTTCTGTGACAAAGCGAGCTTTGAGACTTTCCAGTTTGGCACGAGCTTCAGTGACCAACCGCACACGAGCTTCAACAAGCTCACGCTTGTCTTGGGCAAATTCCCTGATCTCTTCGGCCAGGGCTTTGACAACAAAACGCTCGAGCTTTTCGATGGCTTCGTTGTGTGTGCGACGATCCTTGCGCAGTTCTCCGATCTCTTCGGCCAGCTTTGAAACCATGAAATTATCAAACTTTGATGCTGATTCTTTCATGTGATGCTGGAACTTCACTCGATCTTCGGCCAGCTGACGTTTTTCTTCAGCGAGACTTTGGACTTCTGCAGTGAGACCTTCGGTTACCATGCGATCTAGAGCTTCCACCATGACTTGCCTGTCATGCTCGTAGCGTTGTGCAAATTCCTCACGGAGTTCTGCACGGACCTGCTCTTTGGCTTCTGTGAGCCGCTGTTCCCACGCTTCCGTGAGTTCTTGGCTGACATCCTCATTGATCAGGCCGCTATCAAGCAATGGTTTGATTGCGTCTAGCATGTTTTTCTCCTAAACTTTGAGATCTTTGATCAAACGAGTGATCTCGTTCTTCAAATATCTCTGTACCTTGTTGTCCTTGCCAGCATCACGCGCCATCTCCATGACACGATGACCATATTTCATGTTCATCAAGCCTTCATAGATAGCTTTGGGATATGCGTTGGGTGCGCTGGGTTGGGCAACCACATCAACAGTGACGATTTCAAAGTCACTGACGTGTCCGTTTGACTCATTGACGTTGCCGGAGCCGCGGCTTGAAACGCCAAGTTTCACACCACTTTCCAGCATGGTGCGCACCAAATTACCCATTGGTGTTGGGAGTATCTTGAGTTTGCCAAATCCATTGGGGCCATCCATCCACATCTCGGTGATCATGTGACTCACACGATCTAGATTGATCTTGAGATCTTCGGGGTGGTCTACTTCGCCCAGTACTGAGTGGCCTGTGACGATCTGCTCATTGAGTGTTTTCACTGCGTTTTCAATCTCACTCACAGGATATACTCGTTCGTTGGCGTTTTTGACACCACCTTGTATGCAGATGCCCTTCATGTAAAGATCCTTACCCTCGATGCCTTCCACTATTATGCGGGCAGCATCAAAGGTAAGGTGCTCTTGCAGGTAGCGAGCCATCTACCTAGCCTTACTTGATAACCGATTTGGTGTTCACGCCGCTGGCTTGGCTCAGCGTGGGTTTGGTTGCAGGCTTGGGCTCTTGCGTGCTCTGCGCAGGAGTGTTGCCTACTTTACCAATGGCGTCTTTGGCTGTGGGAGCGGGACGACCTTGGGCTGTGTCGCCGGTCATTTTCACAGGTTTGGCCATAGCACCACGCGCACCGCTGTTGGCAGCCACGGGAGATTTGCTGTTGGCACCGTCATCGCCGTGTTTGGGAGCGGGCACTGCTTTGAGACTCACTGCTTCCATCATGCCTTCGGTCTCAAGCTCATCGTCCACGACTTCTTCGCTGTCCATGTCAACATCCATGTCACCTTCACCGCCCATGTCAACGTCCATGTCTATTTCTTCTTCACTGCCCATGCTACCTTCGTCGCCCATGAGAGCTTCAAATTCAGCCATGAGTTCGTCTAGCTTATCTTCGAGATCAACAACGCGATCTTCGAGTTCTTCGTCTCCGCCCATGTCCATGTCTTCGTCATCGGCTTCCATGGCCATGCCTTGCTCTTCAGCTTCAACGTCATCAATGAGATCATCGGTTTGGTCTCCGCCCAGGGCTTCGTCCATGTTCTCTTCGACTTTTTCTTTGTCTTCCTCGTCTTCGTCTTTGGCTTCTTCTACGGTCTCTTCGGATTCTTCAAGATCTTTTTCTTCCTCTTGCATCATCTCTTCGTAGATCTGGCGGCTTTTCTCCACGACGATGTCATGGAATAGCTCGCGTGCTTTGGCCTGTTCATCATTGATCACGTATTCGATCAATTGTTCAAATTTCGTAGTCATAAGTCCTCCTAATAGGTTGATGGCTCTGTTAGATATTTACTAAACAGATAATCTATTAGTGACTTAGCGGTGGTTTTTTAGGCAGAAATGACGATTCTGTTACAGAATCTATCACATTACAGGCTGTGGTGGAGGTGCGTACTGATCTTGTACTTGTTTGAGGCGTTCCCCAAACTCATACTGCCGCACGTCATTGAGCTTGCGCAACTTATTGATCTGGCGCAGCGTGAGCTTGGTCTTGCGCAGATCATGCAGCCGGGGCTGGCTATTGTCTTGGGCTAGATCTTGATAAGCAGGATTTTCGCGTTGGTAGAGTTCAAGCAGGATCATGTTGATATTTATACTGTGGGTGCTGCGCCCGCGGCTGGTGCTGCACCTGCGGCCGGTTGTTGTCCTGGTGCTGCGCCCGGTGCGCCTGGTGCTCCCGGTGCTCCGGGCAAGCCTTCTGCGCCAGGTTCGCCCAGCCCTGCCAGCTCTTCGCCGGTGGTGATGTCTGATTCTAGATCCGCAGGGGTCACACCCACTGAACGCAGATCTGATCCCTGTGGTGCTGGAGCTTCGGGCTTGCTGCGCTCTTCGCGCCAGAGTTCTTCGTTTTCTCGCACTTCGTCTTCGGTGAGCCCCAAGTAGCGTTTGAGCAGGAAACGTTTGCTCATGTAGGGCACAGCGTCCAGCGTGGTAAAAGTGCTGACACGAGTGGTGTCCAGTTCAGCTTCGCGATAGCTGGCAAAGTTCTGTGGTGGATTGAACGAGATGTTGAACAAACCAGCATCAATGTTGAATCCGCGCCAACGCATGAACATCTTGAATTCATCGTCTAGCTTCTGAATCACCAGGCGCTGTAGCCTCTCGCAGTATTGATTGAAACGATATTCTTGTATCAAGGCCGTGCCTACACGTCCATCGCTCATGGGACGATCGCTGTCATCGGGTCCTGTGGGCAGATAACTGCTGGGCACTCTGAGACCACGGCACATCTTGTTGTTGAAATACTTGAGATCGTCAATCTCGCCAAGATTGCTGCCACCGGGCAAGGTCTCGACTGAGCTGCCACGGCCATCTGCGGTCTGTGGGAAAAAGTAATCTTCGTTGATGCTGAGAGGATTGTAGCTAGAATCCATGATGTGCTGGCCATTGCTGCCGCCGGTGTGGCTGGGTATGCGCCGCTGATGTATCTCGTTTTTCACGCGCTCTACAAAGCTCATGGCCATGTGGCTGGGCATGTTGCCCACATCAATCTTGAACACCCTGCGTTCTGGGGCCCGGGCCACGCGGTAAATCAGCACAGCGTCCTCTAGCAGCTCTTTTTGCTTGAACACCTTGAATATAGTCTCTAGTACTGATTGTCCAAAAGGCCAGTAGAAGTCCAGGCCTTCAGTGAGGCTGAGATGCACCACGTGCTTGGCATCCAGCACTGCTTCGTTCATGGCCGCTGAGAATCTATTGGCACCAAAGCCTTGGCCCGCTGCACCGGAATCTGGCACGTTGTAGGTATAGGGTGTGACCACGCCCGAGCTAGGCGGATTGGCCTGATAGTCCGTGGTGGTCTTGGCGGCCACAGTGAGATTCTGAAAGTTGGGGTTGATGTCCCGGATCACATATTGCTCGGGACGCTTGCCCTCGCTCTCATTGACTATGACGCGGGCCACTTTGGTCATGTCCACCCAGTACATTTCAAAAGTCTCAGGGTCTCTCACGAACACCTGATCACCATACTTGATGGTGTTGCGGAATATACGGAAGATGCGCTGATCCAGTTTGTTGAGCTTGACCCACTGCTGCAACTGTTGTTTGATGATGCGCACTTCGTTATCTGTGGGTGTGTCAGTGTAGTTGATCTGGAACGGTACTGGCTCGTCTTTGTTCATCTGCGTGCTGAACTCGGCCAGGATGTCCAAGCAAGCATTGATCTCCGAATCAAGATCCATCTGTTCGTATTGATTATACCGCTGTATGCGGTTGGGATGGCCAGTGTAAACCTCAGGCAATCTACTGGCATAGTTGCGATACACCACATCGGCGTGGCTGTAGCCCTGATTAGCTCCGGTGTTGCGTCCGTAACCGGGCAGTCCTTGTGCGCCAGATCCACTGAGTGGACTCAGCTGGCCGCCGGTGTTGGCCACTTTGAAATAT